CACTGCGGACAAGCGTCACCGACTAATCGCTTTATCGCCGTCTCCTGCCGCTCTTCTGGCGTTGGTGGGTCGTTGCTTTCGAAGAGGCTTAGATTGTTCTGAGGTTTATGTTTCATGCCAGTGCTCTTTCACGTTTCCGCAATACATATTCGTTTCCCATCCATCAGTTAGCGGTGCGTAGCTCACCGTGCCACAATCTAGGCATTTGACGTGCGCGAACGGTTCCGCGACCTTCGAGTAGTTTGCCGCCACTATTTGAGGCGCGCTAAACTTCGTTCCGTGACAACTGGGACATGGCAACATTCCGTCGCCGTTGCGCTTTGTTCTTCTTTTACGCATCATAGGCTCCCTTCGCAAACTTCCCCTCGACCGTCCCTCTCAGCTTCTTGATCCGTTTCTCCAACGCCGCTACCAGCTCGGCGCAATGCCGGCAGACGAAGCGGCCGAATTTGCCGCAACCGATGCAGCGAGGAAGGGCTTTATACTTTTTCCGCACTATCCACCAAGATTTCTTTTACAAGACCTTCCATACATTTATCGCAAAGTAATAAATCAGCGCTATCCTTCATCACGTAGATTACGAGTGCTATTTCCCGCCCGCATCGATTACAAAGCATTTTTGCGTGCGCTTTATATTTCATCTCTTCTTCTCCTTTTCCGCGTCGTGCCGATACCCTCGGATAGTTACGTCTTTTACTTCTATTCCTAAGTCCTTGAATCGCTCGCGTATCTCTTGCGTCGAAAGCTCCGGGTCTTTCTCCGTCCACGCGCGGTAAAGCGCCATATTCGCAAACTTCGCTTCGCGCTTCTGCGAGTTATTGCGCGGATTCATATCGGGTTGCTCTTCGTAGAGCGGCCCTGTTTCTTCTGGCGTCTTGTGCATCTGGATGTCGTGTGTATTATCAATTGCTGGCCGCATGACGAGCTGGAACGGCCCGCACGCTTCGAAGTCGCGCGCCTTAAGATTCTGTACGTACGTTATCGCCGCTTTCTCGTCGATCTGTTTTACACCCCATGCGGTAGCGAGGACCGCGCCAAGCTCGCCCGTGCCGCGTATCATATTTTCGAGGTTCATCACCTCGGCGGCCTTCGCGCCTTTAATCGCGTGAAATAGTGCCAGCACGCAACGCGCTTCGGCGCGCAGCAGCCCAAGCAGATCATTGCTAAGTGAATTCGCCATCTCGCTCGCCGAGTTATCGCTAAGCCCTTCTTCCATAAATCGGATCGCCGTGTCGGCAACGACCGCCGCGCCTTTTACGGCCCAAAGCAATCGCTTATCGTCCAACTCCGGCGCAGGGCCTTTCGAAAGCGTTCGTACGAGCAGCCGCCCGCTTTCTACTTCTTCGTATAATTCCATTAGCTTTAGCCTATGCTTAAACGGCGTGATCGTTGACTCTGGTATCAGATAGATGACACGCTCGAAGCGTTCATTTATCTGAAACCAACCCCATAGCTTTCCTTCGCCGCGCAGCAGTGCTTTACAAACGCTTAGCGCGTTAAACGTCTTGCCGTGCCCCGGCAAGCCGGCAATCGCCGTAATCGCATCGTTTTGAAGGAATCTATCTATCGAGAACGAAAGCGGCGGGGCGTGCTCAAAATCTTCGTAGCTATGGAATAGTAGTCGCCAGTCTTTTGGCTCTTCGCTATATTTTTCAGCGTACTTGATCAGCGTCGAGAACGCTTCGGTGCCGGGGTTCCACTCCGAAACGTCCTTGTATTTCTCTGGTACTCGCGCTACGCCGATGCTCTTTACTGCTCCATGCAATTCTTTCGTTAAAAACTCCAGATGCAGCGCGCCAGCCTCGTCGTTATCCGGTACGATAACAATATCTTTTCCGCGTAGCTGCTCGTTATACTCCGCGCTCCATTTCTTGTTATCGTCTTTCTTTTTAGGGCTAACAGCGCCCATCGCGTTCGTCGTCGCTACGTATCCGAGCGCGTTGATCGTATTCGCGTCTTTCTCACCTTCCGTGATAATAACAAGCTGGGATTTTATGACTTGCGGCAAGTTAAACAGTACGCGACGCACATCGCCGAGCTTCCAAACCCATTCTCCGTGCCCGTTAGGCTTTCGCTGGCGGAACGTTTTTGGCTCCATGCGAACAGCTTGGTAGAGTAATTTCCCCGATTCGTCCGTATAGTCGTAATGATCTATCTCGATTGGTTTTTCTTGTAGCTTTCCGAGCAGCGCTTCTTGCGAGCAGCCAGCGTGGCAGTGATAAAGAATCTTTCCGTTATCGAAATCAAGTGACATCGACGCAGTACGATCTTCGTGCGCCGGGCAGCGCGCCATCCAACTAGAGCCGGCACGCCGAGCGCCGAGCTTCTCAAGTACCCTATCGAAATCAGCTTGCGTGGCCATCGACGACCTTTCGCGTGCCATTCCGGGATACCCCGAAATAATCAAGCAGTGATTTTTTGTCGATGAGTATGAACGTCATGCGCCCGATACGGCGCTTGACGGATTTAATTTTATTCTCAGTACAGAGATCGTAAATCCATTGACGCGTCCAACCAGTAAGGCGCGCGGCCTCGTGGACCGTTATCTGGCCCTCTAAGATTTCCATTTGTCCTCGGAAGTGCGGAAAGAAACTAGCGTACTCTACTACAAGTGCTGTACTAAAGTATATAGCTTATTTTCACGTACGGGAAATACCCTAATTTCACTAGCGTTTTGACGCACCGTTTTGACGCGCGTTTTGACGTTTTGACGCACCGTTTTGACGCGCGTTTTTCGAATTTCGTCAAAACGCCGTCTAAACGCGTTTGTTTGCTATAAGTTACGCGAAAAAACGGGGTGTTTTTTCCCCTAAGGCGCGAATTCGTCAAAACGGTGTGCGTTTTAACGCGCTCGGGGACTCGCGTTTTAGCTTACTTACAGAGTAAGCGCTAAAACGCGCCAGACTGTCCCCGCCCGGATCGTTTTCGAGAAAAAGCTAGACAGAGCGGCCCGCTTTTCGCGTACTCTCTACGTCGTGACGCATTCCCTCCTTGCAACAAGCGAAGTTGTACTACCCCTAGCGCCGGAGCGCGAAGAGACACGTAGCTCCGGCGCTGATTACCCGTTAAGCTTTGTTAAGGGGATGGAATAGTGTGCCAAAGCTCGCGAACGATCAACACGAGCTTTTCTGTTTGGAATATCTTAAAGATTTTAATGGCGGTCGTGCTGCAATCGCTGCTGGATATTCCAGTAAGTCTGATGGGCATATGGTTAACGCATCGCGTATTTTGGCTCGCGATGACGTTAAAGCCCGCCTTGCCGAGTTATCTCAAAAGAAATGCGAGAAGTTGGAAATCACTTCAGAGCGCGTGCTTGCTGAGCTTGCGAAGCTTGGCTTTGCGAACATGGAAGATTATATCGGCAGGACGCCGAGTGGGGATATTTATACAGACTTCTCTAAGCTCACTCGCGAGCAAGCCGCAGCAATTCAGGAAATTACTGTCGATGAATACACTGAGGGTCGCGGCGATGCTGCTCGCGACGTTAAGCGTGTCAAGTTCAAGCTTGCCGAGAAGCGCGGCAGCCTCGAATTACTTGGTAAGTACCTCAAGCTATTCGTTGACCGACAGGAACTTACCGGGCCAGATGGCGGGCCGGTCGAGCATACGATTAAGTTTGGAAATAGCGCCGCAAATGAACGTTGACGTATGGTTCCCTTCGAAGCTTGAGTTCCTCTTTAAGCCGTCGCGCTATAAAGTTCCCTACGGCGGACGTGGCAGCGCGAAGTCGTGGAGTATTGCGCGCGCACTTCTTTTGATAGGTAAGCAGCCTTCGGTGCTCTGGCCCGGCTGGTACGAGGAGTGCGAGAGGAATGGGCTTAAGCCGCACGAAACAGGTATTCGTATTCTTTGCTACCGCGAGACGATGCGTTCTATCGAAGAGTCCGTCCATCAGCTTCTTACTGATCAGATTAGGCTTTTGCGCCTCGGCGGATTCTATCGCGTGCAGCAGAAAAACATAGTCGGCGCAAACGGAACGGAGTTTTTCTTCGCCGGCGTACGGCAGAGTGTCGATAACCTAAAGTCGTACGAAGGTGTTCACATCGCCTGGGGTTCGCAGAGTGAGGCAATGTCGAAGAACTCGCTTAACGTAGTGATACCGACGATTCGTCGCGACATAAAGGTGAAAGATCGCACGTTCGATAGCGAGCTTTGGTTTGATTTTAACCCGGTCTTCGAAGACGACGAGGTCTATAAACTCTTCGCGATAGAAGCGAATCGGCCGCAAAATTCTCAAGTAGCCTTCATCAACTGGCACGACAATCCTTATTTCCCCGAGGTTCTGCGCAAAGAGCGCGAAGATTTGATGCGCCGCGACCCGGACGAATGCCAGCACGTTTACGAAGGCACTTGCCGCACGGCGGTCGAAGGTGCGATCTACAAGAAAGAGCTTCATGCCGCAGAGATTAGTGGCCGGCTTACGGGGCGTGTACCGTACGATCCGACGCACGCGGTCGAAACGTTCTGGGATATTGGGCCAGCGCATACGCGCATCTGGCTGGCGCAGAGCTTTCCGATGGAGTACCGGATTATCGACTACATCGCCGGAGAGCTTGAGGCGCTTAGCTATTACGTTAAAGAGCTGCAAGAGCGGCCCTACCATTACGGCATGCATACGTTGCCGTGGGACGGTGCAGCGAAAGAGTTAGGTAGTGGGCGCTCGATTCAAGAGCAGCTACAAGCGATCTTCGGTAAAGACCGCGTACGTTGCGCGAAGCAGCTTAGTGTCGAAGACGGCATTGCGGCGGTGCGTGCGATTTTCCCGAAGTGCTATTTCGATAATGAGCGCTGTAATTACGTCATCCCTTCGACGAAGCAGCAAGTCGGGCTGCGTGGCTTGCGCTGTTATCAGTACGAGTACGATAAAGATTTGCGAACGTGGAGCCGCAAGCCGCTGCACGATTGGGCGTCGCATGATGCGGATGCTTTCAGGACGCTAGCGGTAATGATTCGCGAGCAAGGAGTAGCACGCGAGAAGCCTGCGCCTGTTGGCCGTGGCCGGGGCGTCGAAGTTGGGCGAGGGGTGAAGTGGGGATGAGTATAGAACTATTACAAGACGTTCTTCGAGAACGTGCGGCGCGCGGCGAAGAAGGATTGCTCATTACTGTTATTTATAAAGGGAAATTAGTTGGCGTGACTATCGATCCTTGCGCCATAAAAGATTTGCTCGCCATTGATGTTGACGCGCCAGAAGGCGAAGGGATTCCGCTACATAATTTCTTGCAGCGATATTTCACGCCAGCGCTTAATCATCTTAAGTATCATCTGGAAGATGAAGAAATTGGCTAAACTACGCGCCAAGAAACGCAACGCTTTGCCGAAATCGAGCTTCGGGTTGCCGGGCAGCCGTAAATATCCGATGCCTGATAGATCGCATGCGGCGAACGCAAAGGCTCGCGCAACGCAAATGGTTAAGCGCGGGAAGCTAAGCGCGGCGAGTGCGGCGAAGATACGAGCAAAAGCGAATCGTGTTTTAGGAGGTAAGTAATGGCGAGTCACGGTGCAATGAAAGCAGAAGCAGCAGACCATCCGTCACACTCGAAAGAGCCGAAGAAAGAGCTTCGCCACGTCGAGCTGAAGAAAGCTGCCGATGGCGGCGTGATCGCCGAGCACTATCACAACGTTTACGACGGTGTAACGAAACCGTTCGCGTTCGGTAGCGACGAAGGGCATAAGCTTGCGTCGCATATCGAAACCCATCTGGGGATTAAAATGCCGGGACGCGCGAAGAGTGGGGTTGCGTCGTCGGCGAGCGGTGAAGCGGGGAAGGACGAGGATTGATGGCGTCGTCCGGCGAGGAGAAGAAGTATGCGCGGTCTGAACCTAAAGGTAAGCTCGACAAAGCAGTCGTGCTTTACTTTAACGAAGAGGCTTTGGGTTCTAAAGTCGGCGCGCACTGCGGCGATTGCTGGAAGTTTGTCGGAAGCGAATCCGGCGTCGGAACTTGTATTGAGGTCGAGGGAGCGATCAATCCGGCGCACGGTGTTTGCGGATTGTACTTTAACGGGCGAGTGTTCGACGGCGTTAAGCCGAATCTGCCGACCGATGTAGTGCAGATTAGCAAGATGATTGCGGGGTACGTCGAAGAAGCGCCAACACATTGCGGGAATTGCGAGTACTACGAAGGAACGGAAGACGGTAGCGGGCCGTGCAAGAAAGTAGCGGGAACGGTTGAGTTTTTCGGATGTTGTAATCAGTGGGAAGAAAAGTGAGCCACAGCCACGAAGAACTCAGAGCGCTACGCGATATAAATCGCACGCTTGCGATCAGCGCAGCTGCGGATCACGAGCTTTCACAGGAGCGTAATCTGCTTTTGCTTGAGTCGCTCGGCGAGCTTCGCGACATACATGGCCTCGTAGCGCAGTTGGTTACGCAAATAGTTCCTCCGGAAGACAATCTGGAGCGCCCGGCAATGATCTTCGGTTCAGTAAAAATCAAATCAAAGGAAACGGAACATGCCTCTAAAGATGCCAGTAGGTGACACGGACAAGTACTTCATTGTCGGAGTAAGCAAGCTCAAGAAAGTTGGGATTGCTTTGCTCAAAGATCAGCAAGTGACGGTGACCTCGGCCGATCCGGCGACGGTTATTATCACGCCCGACGCGGTTGCGGGAGTTACGGACGCGGATTATACGTTGCTCGACGGCACGGCGGTGCCGGCGGGAACCGCGACGCAGCAAAGCGGTGTTGTCAGCTCGCCTGCAGCTCCGGCGCAGCTCGATACGCCAATCAACGTAACGCTGCATTTGCAAAACGCGGACGGTTCGCCCGTTTTGAACAACGAAGGGCAACCGATCGCCGATGTCGTCGATACCGTGACGATTGTGGCGGCGGCCGATCTGCTCGAAGCGGAAGGCGAATTGTTCGGAACGCCGGTAGCCGGGTAAGGAGATTCGAGCGCTAGCGGCTCGGCGCGGAACGAGCCGCAAAATTTAAGCAGGAGAAATAGCAAATGGCAAAAGGCGACGCAGCAAGCGCAGCACGACATCAGCATGGAGTAATTCACCGGCCCGATCCTCGGCCCGTACTTACGCTCGAACAGCGCGTCGAGAAGCTCGAGCGCGATGCGGGTGAAGGTACGCGGCTTCATGGATACGGCGCAAGAGTGAAGTCGGCGGAAAAGCTTCACGGATACGGCGCATAACCGTGTCCCGCGCCGCCCTAGCCCCGAGCCAGTTCCTTGCGATGGTCGAGCATCACTACCGCGAAGACCTTGCTCGGAATAAAGGCAAAGCGCCGAAGTTTCGTTGCTTCGATTGTAAGCGGTGGATTCCGGCAAACGAGTTGCCACTGCGGTGCAATGAGTGCAGTGGAGCGCCGGAGCGCGTTAAACGCTATCAGTATTCGAAAGTTAACCGCAAGCTCGTGCTGAACGACGCGCACATCTGTAACCGTTGCGTCGATAAGCACGATCATTTGAAGCAAATGGTGCTGAATTTACAGTTCGAAGCGTATACGCATGGCACAGAAAAGCGGCTAACGATGGAAGCGATGAGGAAATTCGCTGGCGGCGATCCGACGGCGAAGCTGTCTGTATGAACCCTACCGTCAATTACGCCGCACTAGACGCGAGAGTTGCTCGCAAGATCGAGCGTGGCGCAGAGCGCCTCGGCCGGTTTAACGCCGTGCGCGATTGGTACGAGTTACGGCGTGGGATGTTCCGCATCGTATACAAGACGACAGAGGAAAGTATCGTCGCGCTTTGTAGCGAGGGGATTGCACGCGAGCGGGAAGCGAATCTGGCGCTGGAGAAATATGCGCCGAAGGAGTGGGTGAACTAGATGCCGGTTTCGAAAGGCCGCACCGGAGTAAAGCAAGAGATGGAGAAGTTCAAGACAGGAACGCTGCACTCTGGCTCGAAGCGCGGCCCGGTAGTAAAAAAACGCAGCCAAGCTTTAGCGATCGCGTTAAGCGAAGCGGGTCTTTCTAAGAAGAAACTCACTCGCAAGCACGGTTTAACCAGTACGCGGCGCGGGAATCAGCACATGGAAAGCGAGACGCACAGCTACCACCACTAAATGCCCGAAACGAACACCAATTCGAAGCTTTTGACCGAAATCCGCGAGAACTATACGGGTTTTGAAGAAGCGTGGCGGCCGATTCGCGAAGAGGGCGACAAGGATATGCTGGCGGTTAGCGGTAATCCGTGGGAAACGAAAGAGCGCGAATTCCGCGATAAGTACGATCGTCCGGTAATGACATGGGACGAGCTTTCGCCGTATATCAATCAGCTTGTTAACGATCCACGCCAGAATAAGCGCGCAATCAAGATTAATCCGCGCGGGGCGGGTGCTACGAACGTAACAGCGCAGTTGCGCGAAGATAAGATGCGCGAGATTCAGTACAACTCGCGTGCGCAGAGCGCGTTCACTACCGCATTTCAAGGCGCTGCCGAGCGTAGCTTTGGCTGGTTCGGGATTAATGCACGGCTTGTCGCCGATGGGCTTACGGAAGAGCAATACGCAGAGCTGCTAAAAGAATCGCCCGAGAAGCTTTTCGAGCAAGAGTTGTATATCTATCGCATTGGCAACCCGAACAGCGTGCTGCCAAACCCGGAGTACAAAGAGCAAGACGCAAGCGATATGACAGAGTGCTTCGTCGAAGAGCGTTTGCAGCGTAGCGCGTTTAAGCGCCGGTGGCCAAAAGCGAAGTTCAGCGATTGGGTCGAAGGTTACGCCACTGAGGCACCCGGCTGGCAAACCGAAAAGGTTGTACGCGTTGCATCGTACTATAAAGCGATCATAAAGCGCCGGAAACTGTACTACCTCGATGGGATAAAAAACCCTGACGACCGTGTTGCGCTTTACGGCGATGAGCTTCCTGGTGGTGAAGATAGGTGGGTATCGGAAGAAGCTAACCGCAAGCGCATCAAGAGCGATCGTGCGATTGAGACGCGGCGCGTGAAGCAGTATTGGACGAACGGGCTTGAGATTCTTTCCGAGAGCGACGAGATACCGATTCGCTGGATTCCGCTTGTGTTGGTTGCCGGTAAAGAGCAGTGGATTGATGAAGGCAGCGGTGCGAAGCGCCGGCTGTATTCGCTGATTCGTTTGGCGCGCGATCCGTACATGGCGTACTGCTATATTCGCAGCTCTGAGGCCGAAGAAGCAGGCATGGCCCCGAAGTCGCCTGTTATGGGCTATACGGGGCAGTTCGAAACCGATCGTGCGGCGTGGGAGAATCTGAACAAGATTCCAGTTCCGTTTATTCAGGTTGATCCGGTTGTCGATCCGACTGACCCTACTAAGATTCTTCCTCTGCCTTCGCGCCCGCAGTATCAGCCGAACTTTCAGAGTTATGAGATGTTTGCCGAAGCAGCGCGGCGCGCGATTCGCACGGCTTGCGGCGGCAGCAACCTGCCCGTAGCGGCGCAACGCATGAACGAAAAGAGCGGCGTTGCGCTTAAAGAGATCGAAGCGGACGAAGATCGCGGCACGTTCCACTTCATCGATAATTTCAACTTTTCGCTTGAGCATGCCGGACGAATTATCGACGCTTGGTTTCCGTACGTTTACGATACGAAGCGCGACATCGCCGTGATGAAAGCAGATGGCGAGTTTAAGACGCTGACGATCAACGACGAAAACTACATGGAGAAAGGCTCGAACGGGCAAGCGGTAGCGCAGCACTACGATGCGGTTACGGGCGATCACGGCGTAACGGTTTCTACGGGCAAGGATTCCGCTTCGCAGCGCGACGAAGTGAAAGAGCTGCTGCAAGGCGTGATGAGCGAGCTGCAAGCGATTGCGTCGATCGCGCCGCCGGGTAGTGCGGCAAAGTTGTTGGCGCTGAATATCAGGCTTGCGGCGCTCGGGCCGCTTGGCGATGAGATGGCGGATACGCTTGACCCGCCCGACGCGGAGAAACAGAAGGCTTCGCAGTTTGCGCAGTTGCAGCAGCAAGCGCAGCAAGCGCAGCTGGTGATACAAGAGTTACAAAAAGAACTTGGCAAGTTGAAGCTCGAAAAAGCCGGGAAGGTTATCGACAACCAGTTTAAAGGCGCGCGCGAAGCGGCGGCGGCGGCAAGCGATCAGAAGCTGGCGCTGATCGACCGCGACGTAAAGATATTGCTGGCGTTTATTAGCGCGAAGCAGGGCACGAAAGAGCAAGAGTTCGAGGCGTTTAAGCAGACGTGGATCGAGCTGCATGGTGCGGCGCATGAGGCAGCGATGCAGAAAGAAGATCATGTGCACGAACACTCGATAGCGGATAAGAACGCTGCGAATGCGGCGGCGACGCAGGCGAGCGATCAGTTACATCAGACGAGTTTAGCGGCACAAGGAGCGGAAAATGACAGCGAGCCAAGCAACGCCGGCGGTAGTTAACGCACCGCAACACAAGGAAGTTGAGCATTTTTCGGACGAAGAGCGGGCCACATGGCTCAAAGACGGCACAATGCCGCCGCTCGAAGAGGAAACAAAGGGTGCGAAAAAAAAGGAATCGTCGTTAGAAGCGGGCGCCTCGGCAGCGTCTATACCCGCCTCCGAAGATGGGGGGAAGGAACCTGGGTCGGGGCCAGGTAAAAAAGCACGCAGTGCAGACGAAAACTGGCGAACGCTAACGTCAGAGCGCGATACTCTGAAAGCGAAAGCAGAAGCTGCCGAGAACGAGTTAAAAGAGTGGCGTGAAGGCAAGCGCAAACCAGAAGAAAAGAAACCCGACGCCGGGCCGAAACTACTCGAAGCTCCGAAACGCCCCAGCATGGCGCAATTCCGCGACGAAGCCGGCGCGCTAGACTATGAGAAGTACGAGGCGGCGCTCGACAAATACGAAACCGACAAAGAGGCTTACACGGCTCAGCAGGTTAACGTTCGCACAGCGGCGCAACAGCAAGAGGTGGCGATCAGGACGTGGCAAGGCGAGTTGAAAGAGAAGTACGGCGACAAGGCAAGCGGTTTAGATGTAAAGAAAACAGCCGATACATTGGCGAGCACGATTAAAGACGCTCCAGCTTTTTTCATGTTCCTGAACGATTCGGATGTTTTCACCGATCTGCTTTTTGTCCTCGGCACTGATCCGAAACTCGACGAACTGATCGCCGAAGCGAAAGACCCGAAGACGGTGACGCGGGCCGTTCGCAAACTTGTGGCGCTCGAAGCTGGTGTGAAAGCGGAGCTCGCGAAGCAAGCGAAAGAGCCTCCGAAGGTTGACGACAAGAAACTGACGAAAGCGGGACGCCCGCCGATCGAAGCTTCGGGCGGCAGCTCGACGCCCGAAGACGATGGCAGCTCTGAAGCGGCATGGAAGCGTAAAGACCTTTCCGCCGCAGAGCGTGGCGAACTGTACCGCGACCGCAAGAACAAAGAAGATCGCGAAAAGCGAAAGAAGAAAGTTAACTAGTCAGCGTGGCGAAGCACCGCGGTACGCCGCCGCAGAGAGTTGAACGCAAATGGCAGAAGGCCAATATGTATTCCCGGATTGGGTTGCCGAAGAGGCCCTTCGTCTGCTTATCAACATGCTCGAAGTTTGCCAATACTTCAACACCAGCGACAACAAGGAATTCGAAAAAGAATTCCCGGTGGGCGAAGTAATCCGCAAAAAACTTCCGCAGCGTTTCTTGATCCGCGACGGTCTAGGGTATTCTCCGCAACCGATTAACCGCATTAACACGACGATTGCGTGCAATCAGATTTTCGGCGTTGATTTCGAGTTTGACGATTTCGAACAAGCGCTGCTCATGGAGCGCTCGAAAGAGGAAATCTCCGAGCAGTATCTTAAGCCGGCGATGGAGCAGATTGCGCAGGAAATGGATACACGCGCCGCGCTGTTCGCGTATCAAAACGCGAATAACAGCGTTGGCGTGCTTGGCGTCGATCCGAACTCGGCGACAACGTTCATGCAGGCGAGGCAACGGCTAAAGAACCTGGCTGGCGCGACGCGCGGTAGCGATAACGCGATGATCGTGCCGTCGAGCGTCTACACGGCGCTCGTACCGGTTCTGCAAGCGCTGC